GGGGAATGAGTACTAACTTACATGGTGCTTTTGAAGCAATCTTGGATAATGCTGTAAAGAACTCTGTTCCTGCCTCAGATATGCCAGAAACTTTAATCATATTTTCTGATATGCAATTCGACCAGTGTATTCGATATGATAACTCTGCTATGGAAATGATTGAAAGAAAATTTCAGGCTGCTGACTATAAAGTTCCAAATGTCGTATTTTGGAATCTCAAATCGGCCGCGAATGTTCCAGTGAAGTTTGACAAGACCGGAGCAGCTTTAGTTTCGGGATTTTCTCCTGCTATCGCCTCGGCTGTTTTAACTGGTGATATGAATAACTTCACTCCTACGGCAATTATGCTGAAGGCTGTGATGCAATCACGATATGATTTGGGAGTCTAAATAATGATTTTTAACAAGTTAGCAGAATTGAAAGGTAAACGTATAGGTTTAGTTACCTCAGCGTTTGACCTATTTCATGCCGGGCATATCGCTATGTTGGCTGAGGCAAAGAATCACTGTGATTATCTAATTGCCGCGCTACAGACCGACCCAACAATCGATAGACCGGACACAAAAAATAAGCCGATTCAGTCAATTGTTGAACGTCAGATTCAAGTTTCCTCCAACAGAAACGTTGATGAGATTGTAATTTATGAGACAGAAAAAGATCTAGTGGATTTACTTCTTATTCTTCCTATAAATGTTAGAATTCTTGGTGTAGAGTACAAGGACGTCAACTTTACTGGCAAGGACATATCTGTCCGCAGAGGAATAGACATAGTTTTCAATTCTCGTGATCATAGTTTTAGTTCAAGCAATCTCAGAGAACGAGTTGCAGCATCTCATAATAAAGTGTTTTAGAAGTTGACTAGTGTGAACAACGAAAAACAAATTTTACTTTGCTTTCTATTTCATTATAATTTAGTTATGTTCATTGATTAAATAAGTTGTCGATTCCGTCACATTGCGACTACAATTAATGTGCAATTAACTTAAAAAGGAAATTAAAAATGTCTACAATGAACTTCGCGTCACTTTTGCAACAAATTGATCAAGTGACCGCAAAAAAGAAAAATTATGATGAAGGCTCCGAAACATATTGGAGATTGACCAAGGATAAGGCAGGAAATGGTTCCGCTGTTATTCGATTCTTGCCAAATAAAGAAATCACAGATATCCCGTTTGTACGTTTGTATACTCATTCGTTCAAGGATCCAAGTACCAATCGCTGGTACATCGAAAATTCGCTTTCTACTTTGGGTCAACAAGATTATATTGCTGATGTAAATCGTGAACTTTGGAATTCTGGGCTTGAAGCAAACAAGAAGATTGCACAATCTCGAGCACGAAAACTTAACTATATCTCAAATATTTTGGTCATCAAAGATCAAGAGAATCCAGAGAATGAAGGAAAATGCTTTAAATTTCGTTACGGTAAGAAAATTTTTGATAAGATTGTATCTGCTGCAAAGCCAGACGAGGATCTTGGTGAGGAACCGATCAATGTGTTTGATCCAGAAGAAGGTGCAGATTTCTTGCTTCGGATGACTATCGTCGCTGGGTTTCCAAATTATGATACTTCTAAGTTCTCAAGCAAGAAGCCAATTGCTGGTGGAAAGAAACGCATTGATGAAGTGCTGTCACAGTGTTATTGCTTGGAAGATGAAGTTACTCCAAATAAATTTAAGACCCCAGAAGAACTAAAGAGTAAATTTCTTTGGGTTACTGGATCAGATGCTCCAAAAAATAATTCGGCTGGTGATTATGATAAAGAACTTGATGAATTAACTAAAATTGCTGCTGAAGTTCCAGTTAAAGCACCTCCAACGAAGACAGAAACTAAAGCAAAACCTCCAGCGGTTGTCGCAGATGATGAAGATGATTCAAAATTTTTCCAGTCACTAATTGATGACTAATCTTCGTAATTATTAAAAGGAATTTAAAATGACACAAGAAAATATGATTCTTAAGCTCTTGTCTAATGGCTTAAGTGTGACACCAGCTAAACTTCGTACTCTTGGTATTGCTTCACCTTCAAAAGTAGTGTCTCGGCTCCGGCGCAAAGGCAACTGTATCTATACAAAAAGTACCGGCAACGGCACAACGTATAGGTTTGGTACCCCAAGCGCCCGGATGATTGCCATGGCGTTCTTGGTTGCTGGACCTCGTGCTTACATGTAAGCATAAATAGTTTTGTCAATCGAAACTCTAAGGGAACGGATTGACTTCTGTTCCCTTTTTAGTATGAAAAAACTGATCCACAAAATTTTACACATATTCAGACAAAATAAAGTTGATGTCGTCACCTGGAAGGAAGACGGTTTTCTTTGTTTCGGTCTGAAATGTAAAAAATGTGAGGACATAAAGCTAGTAGATAAAATCCTCTATAATGAAAGTGAGAAATAACATGAAACAACAAGTTGTAATTTTAAAATTAATTGATGGCACCGAAATTTTGGCCGCGGTGACCGAAAATGCAGGTTCATATTTTTGCCGAGATATTCTACAGTTAGTAACGGACGTCGATGAACGGGGTCAAGGTCGAATGGGTTTGATGGAATTCATGCCATATGCAGACAAAGAAGCTGGCTTTGCAGTACCTTCTGGAGTAACGTCAATCGCGTTCCCCAACGAAGATTTGCTAAATCATTATAATGAACGCTTTAAAAAGATCATTACACCCTCATCTAAACTTACTTTAGTTTAAGATGCAATTCAAAATCATAGCAAAAACTATATTATTAATACCAATTGCTGTATTAGCACATTTGTTTGGATCTATTGTAGTTTTAATTTTAATACCAAACACAGTTTATGATTTAATAGTATCAGCTGAAAAGAAAAGAGTTCCAAATGGCAATTTATGATTATGTGTGTTCTGAGTGTAAGCAAGTTTCAGAACTAACTAAAAAGATTGATGAACGAGATGCCGTAGAAGCTGATGCCTGCGTAAACTGTAGTTCTGTTGGTAAACTAACAAGGTTGCTTTCTTCACCGCTTATCGGCTATTCTACAGTCGTTAGCGGCAGCTATGGGTCTAAAGTGCCCGATGGGTTTAGAGAAGTACTCAAAAAAATCCATAAAGCCGCGCCAGGATCCCATCTAGATAAAACTTCTAGCTTCATGTAATGAAAGCATTAAATCGGTAAGGAAGGACCAAATCGTATTTTGTATTCTCAATTCTAAAATAACTCTAAGGGAAATTACTAATGGCACGTGCTCCTGCGACACCAAGAAAATCAACTCCTTCAACACAATCGGAACGTACAGCTAAAAGATTGGCAAGACAACAAAAACAACTAGAAAAAGAACTCATCAATGAAATGACCGTTAAGGTAACTCCAAATGCAGGAAAGATGGTCAAAATAAGCGATATAAAGAAATTATCCCCCCTTACAGAAACACAGAAACATTTCTTTGAAGCATGGGAGAATGCAGATGCGGATGGATATATTCTTCACGGAACCGTAGGAACTGGCAAAAGTTTTATGGCCGTATACTTCGCATTACTTGAAATTCTACAACAAGAAGCAAAGTACAAAAAATTAATAATTATTAGATCATCAGTTCCGACTAGAGACATAGGATTTTTACCTGGTGATCTGGATGAAAAGATGGCTGTATATGAAATGCCATATGTTCAGATTTGTTCGGAACTTACAAATAATAAATCCGCATACGAAAAGTTAAAAGAAACTGGTAAGATTGAGTTTATATCATCTTCGTTTCTTCGTGGTACTACATTCCGAGACTGTATTATATTAGTTGATGAAATTCAAGATTTGAATTGGCATGAGCTTTCTACTGTTATTTCACGTGTCGGTGATAACACAATTCTTATCTGTTGTGGCGATGGAAAACAAGATGACTTGATCAAATCTAAAAATGACGTTTCTGGGTTCAGAGATTTTCTTGGTGTAACTCGACTTATGCCAGAATTTAGATCATTCCAATTCACAACGGATGATATAGTAAGAAGCAGCTTCGTCAAGAGCTGGATTCTTACTTGTGAACGTTTGGGTCTCTAATTGTGACATTTAAAACTTATTTAGAAAAAATAAATGAAGCTTCAGCACTATTAGAATCTTTTGATGCTCCTCATGAAAAGAAAGAAATTTTCCCGGAATTAGATCATGAAGCAATGAAAGCACAAGGTGTTACTGATCATAGAACTTATGAATTAGGTGGAAACCCAGAAAAGTATGGTCATCTTACTTCTTTCAAAAGAAATGGAGCATATGAAATTCATCATGCAGTAGGTGAAATTTC